TGTCAAATTTTTTAGATTTGCCTGTGTTCATATCTGTTACCAAAACTTTTGGAACATTTACTTTTGAAAAGTGTATATATTTTCTAACCATTCTTTGATGGTCTTTGCTTACATCATCGCGCGTAATAATTTGATCGCGTGAATATTTTCCTGAACCTACTTCGTTTAATTCTTCATCTTCTCTAGCATCTTCTATTTGTTGTTCGTATTGTGGAAAAACAGCTTTTAATGCTTCTTTTGTATGTAAATCAGAAAACAAAATAGACGACGCATCAGAAAAATCAGGCAACATAGAATTTGGGTCTACAAATACAGATTCAGGGCTTATTCTTTTAAACCTTACACCTCCTAAACCTCCATCTGCGTTCCAATCAGGATACACATAAAAATAAGCTAATCCTTTTATAATAAAATCTTTACACGCTTTTCTAAACTGAATATCTCCATCAGACTCTCTCCATACCATATCAAGCATTTGATTGCAAACATAAGCCATATCGTTGTCAGTTTTACCAATAGGTCTAACATCCCATTCAGGGGACGCCGCCGCTATGTTTGCCAACACAGTTTCAACAGCCGGCCTAATTTTATTATTAGCCTCGGGCGGCTGTCCCACAGATTCTAAATATTCTTTTTGCGAGTCGGTTAATTGATTGCCTAAGAAAAAATCTTCATCTTCTGCCATTTGATAGCGCCACTCTTCTCCTGAAGATTCAAATAAATGATATTGATTCCATACTTCTGTGAAATCTATTTCCGGTAAATCTAATTTTTTTATACTTATTGCCATTAGCTATAGAATACCTGACCAGTTTCCCAGTCAGCCTTTATTTTATCAGTTTCAGGTTCCAACCACATCTTATTTTTGTATTTAAGATTTGGCTTCCACATATCATCAAGTGCCCATCTTAGCGCGTCAAGTGTATCTTTTTTAAACGAACCAACCTCTTTAAATTGCAACAATTCATCTATTAAATCAAAATGGGTTTCTTTAAGAAATATGGCTTTTGATGCAAAATACGGCTGCATTTGCTTAATTCTGTAATATTTGTTCTTAATAGCCTTCTTGCCATTAATATTTAAAAACCTTCCTGTTTCCTTGGAAGTTCGCTGAATATAATCTGCTAACATAACGTGACCTGTCTCCTCAATCTTTATGTCTTTAGGAGAATACATATCAGCCATAGCAAATATGCGGTCAGCTCCATCCATAGGAGATATTTGACCTCTGAAATAATCTACAACATATATATTAAAATCGGGATCTACCGCTATAACCATTATGACCGTATAGTCAGCTTTGACACTTTCCGAGGAAGCTGGGTCAACACCCATAAAAATGTTAACAGGAACTCTTTCTTCGCCTTCTTCAGTGATTTTCGTAACATAAGATTGACCTGCATCGCTTGAATAATATCCGTCCCAATATTGTATATCTGATTCTTTAAATATACGAAATGAGTCGTCCATCGGAATGTTTTGGTATTCCTGATAAAAAAACGAAACGTGGCCTTCAGACTTCAATCTGTCTCTTTCTGCCTTTAGCCACTTATAAGGTCTATGCTCCTTCCATAATACTTTTACTTGTTTATTGCTGCGAAACTCTTTTCCGGAGGCAATGAATTGTCCATTCTCCACATTTTGTGGAATGGCCTGATAAAAAAGCGATTTCCATCCTTTGACAATTCTCTCGCCAAGTTTATTATAAGAGCGTCTCCCAGCAATCTTATTTAAATAAGAATTATCGTCAACAATAGTTCCAATAAAACAAAGTTTAGCGTCGGTAGAGCCCGGAATAACGGCAGCATTAAACCATCGTTTAAACTTATCTCTTGACATCTCAGTAAGGGTGTTTGCTTCACCTTCACCATCATCAATGATAGTTAATGTAGGTCTATATGCACCATATTTCAAACCCCTAACTTTTTGACCTGTACCTCTAATTAAAACTTTACACATACCAACAGCTTCGCCATTTTCGTCAAAACTTGTTATAACTTCTTTTTCTTCCTTGCCCCACGTTGGCCCCATACGGTTACCAAAGTATTCGTGTATCTTTTTATTATATTCTATTTCGTTTCCAATAGCTTCTAATAAATATTTAGACTGCGTTTCTGATTCCGATATAAGCAAAATAAATTTTTCATCTCCAAACAATATTTGATGCAACGGGTATATCAAAGATACTAAAGTCGTTTTTGCGTGGCCTCTTGGCGCTACTATCGCTATTTTTTCCCCAACTTCTAGGTCTTGTAAGGCTTTGAATATATCGCGATGAAATTGAGGCGATTCGCAACGCAAGTGATAATGCATAGGATTTTCTTTATCGCCAAATAAAACTTTAGCAAAGAAAAAAGGGTCTACATACATTCGTTCTAGTATTTTTTTACGTTGATCCATTTACATTACCAACCAAACACATTTTCTCTAAATATCCAACCGCGTTCATATTTAGGATTTTCGTAATAAAACCCGCGAAAAAGAAAAGCAGGTTTATGCTTTACTCTTTCTGCTTCCATTTGAAATTCTCTAGCTGCTACATATTCATCCACATATTCATCTTTTATTTGTCTGTATGGTTTAAAAAATAATTCTTTTTTCATTTCTGTATATGGTCGCCAAGCTTCGTTGTCATTTACGTCTATAAACAAAAATTTAGAAAACTCTTCTCTTTCTTTATCTTTTGCTTTATCTTTGTCTGTTTTTATAAATTTATTTGATTTTTCATCCCAAGTAGCATTAAACAACATACTTCTGTTTTGCCAAGCCGTTGTCTTGTCTTTATCGTTACCTTCAAACATATGCGCGCCTGTGGGTACTTTTTCTAGTGAACCATCACTCATTCTTACCCATTCAGGCTCTTCATTTACATTTTTATACCCTAAAATCCTGCCTTTTTTGTCGTATTCAGGCTCTGGTCTATATATGCTATAACTATTGCCTTCTCTAATTTCTTTTTCTGTTTCTTTATCTAAAGTTGCAAGTCTTTGTTTTTCCCAATCAAAATTTCTTGCATTAACAAAATAATGTTCTTTAGACCATTGATGTTTTGCTGCGTTTTCTTTAAATGGTATGATTGTTCCGTCTTTGCGTTTTGCTTCAGGATCTTCATCAAATGTTAATTTGTTTTCTTTTTTATATTGTTCCCAAGCTTTGTTTCTTCTTTTGGTAGAAATTTGAATCCTTTCCATATACCCAGGGTCTCCTGGTTTAGGCGGTCTAAGGTCTTTTTTAGCTTGAGTTTTTGGGTCGTCTAAAGTTTCAGTATCAAACCAATCTCCGGAACTTATAGCTTCTTCAAATTGTTCATTCATAGTGCTGTCTGCAGTTAGACTATCAACAACACTTTGATTCATCATTTGATTTCTTTTTTGTTCGTCTATAATAAAATTTAACAGACCACTATTAAAAAAACCTTCAGATTGTTTACCATTTAAATTTTTTGCCATTTACGACCTTGCTACTATATCAGAATTTTTTAATTCATCAATAATATCTTGTAAGTTTTCAATTTCGTTTAACATATCCATAATACACGCAGTTACTGCTGGCGGTATTTCGTAATCTTTACCTTCTATGCAAATAAATCCTAATTGTATATTTTCAATATCAGTTTTTAACTGAATAGATATTCTTTCTTTAGGCATTTAACATCTCCAGCGTTTACGAGCCTGTCTAATGCGTGAGTTAGGATTGTTCCTAGTCTTTGCAGAGCTTCTTTTTAATTGTCCTAATGAGCGAGCGCAATACGACTTTCTTCTTTTAGCAGCCTTACTACCTTTTTTAACCTTACCCGTAACTGCTGTTTTAAGCTTTGAGCCTGGGTTAGCTGCACGATATGCTTTTACGCCTTTTTTAGTCATACCTGCGCCTTTTTTAGTAGGGCGATAATTGCCACCCTTGCCAGTAGTTTTTCGTATTGCTTTTGCTTTTCTAGGCATTACCTACGCCATCTTTTTTTATTTCACTTGCGTTTTCTTTTTGTAGGTCTTTTTTTAGCTGTTTTAGCTGACTTTCTAAATGCTTTTGCAGTAGGCGCACCTTTAGTTCCAGGCTTTCTCATTTTTTCACCTGAACCAGCTTTTATGCGTTTACGTTTAGCGTGTATATTTGCGTACAATCCTCGTTTTGCCATAACAATTCCTTATTTTTTCCAGCTTTTCCTAGCGGTTGCTTGTGCTGTTTTATTAAGTTCACCATAATGAAAGACTCGTTTGCTTGATTTTGTGTGTGTTTTACCTGAGTGTAAATGGCCGTTAGGCATTTTATGTACACCGCCTCTATGCACTTGACCATTTTTTTTGTAATGCTTAGTTTGTTTTGCCATTATTAACTTACTGGTAAACTTTTAATTAGATCTTTGTCAGGCAACTCTTTTTTATGCTGCGCTAATAATTTTTTATCGCCATCAGATAACATAACCACTGTTTGCTCTGTATTGGTTTCTTCTTTTTTAACGTGACCTAAGATGTCACTTACGCGATTTAATGCTTGCAGCCGTGTACTAGCAGGCGCATCCATATCTTCTATAAAGCTTTTATACTTAGATGCAACGTAATCATCGTCTACACCTATGTTTACTAAACGATCTTTCATTAAACTTGACATAACGTTTTTTACACTATCCTTTCTTAGTATGGCCATTGCCCTGCGTAGAGAGCTTGAAGGGTTATTGTCGTTATATACGGACATATATGCATCCACAATATCAGGAATTTCCCACATTCCTTTATCGTTAGGCTCAAAGTGGTCAACGAGTTGTTGAAT